CCTGCACCCTTGCCGGCGTGATTGTTGGCCGGGGTCTTGATTTCGGGTGGCTGATCCCATGAGGTGCACCTGATGGCTGCATTCTCGTTCGATTTCTCCGGGTTGAACCTGCTCACCCGTGATCTCCAGAAGATAGCGGCAGGCATCCAGAAGAACGAACGGGCAGCGGTCAAACTCGCCGGGCAGGCTTACGCCAACGACGTGAAAGCCATTGCGCCCTACAAGACCGGCACCTATCGCCGGTCTATCCATGTGGAGATGAGCACCGAAGGGATCCGCGAGGTTGCCCTTATCGGCACGGACGTTCCGTACGGGCGCCGGCTGGAGTTCGGGTTCATGGACACCGATTCCCTCGGGAGGAAGTATCAGCAGTACCCCCGCCCGCACTGGCGCCCGACATTCGATCACAACCTCATGAAGTACCGGGGGATCATGCTGGCAGCCCTCGAGGGGGGCAACATCAGCGCCGCCGTGGAAGAGTTCAGCGGATACGAGAATGCCGTATCAGGATTACGCCCTGACCTTACAGGAGGCATCTGATGATCGATCCGGTCCTCGCCATCATTACCCGGCTGAAAGCGGATACCGCAGTTGCCAATGTCGTGAGTACCCGCATCTACCGCAGTGCTCTCCCGGCATCCCCCACATTCCCCGCCATCACCGTGTCACGGGTAGACGCCCAACGGCTGAACGCATACCACAACCGGCGGGGCATCGGGCAGAGCCGGGTCCAGTGCACCGCATGGGCTACGAGTGACGGGGCGGCGGATAACCTCTCTGAACTCATCGCTGACAGTCTGAACATGGTCGATAATACCACCCTGTCCCCGGGCGTGTATGTGATCAGGATTGACGACCAGGGGACCGTCCCGGACTATACACCCGACCTGAAATACTGGATGTATCACCGGGACTTTTTGATCATTTACAACAGTTAGGAGGAACGAAACGAAATGACGAATCAGGTAATCACAGGAAGAGGGGTGAACCTTGTCTGCGGCACCAGCGTTTACGGAGAAGTCCAGAACGTCTCCGAAATGATGGCGACCCTCAGCAAGATCGACACCAGCTCACACAACAACGTGTCAGCCGTCAAGACCAGCCGCCCGGGGTTCATCGAGAACTCTGAACTAAGCATTGACCTCGGGTTCACCGGCAGCACCGCACAGACCGCCATCCAGACGGCATTCTATGCCGGCACCGTCAGCACATGGCAGATCGTTGCCCCGTGCAAATCCATCACGCGGGCGTGGACCTTCTCGGGCTACGTCAGCGGGTGCGGGATCCCGAAGTTCGACAAAGACGGCAATGCGTCGCTGAGCTTCAAGGTTCAGCCAACTGGCGCCATCACCGAAGTGTCAACCGCGGTATCCGTCGGTGTTGAAGGTATTGCAGTAATCGATGGCGATTCAACTGCGCTCACCCTCTCCCCGACATTCGCGGCAACCACTTACGGATACCAGATCACCACCGATCTGGCAGATACCGGCGTTGCGTTCTGCATCAGCGGCACGGGTTCCGGGGAGTCGGTTTACGTCAATAACGTGCTCGCCACTGCCGGCACGACCGGATCGGCTATCACCATCCCGACAACCGCCGGCGAAGTCCTCATGATCCCCGTGGTCAAGTTCTGCACGGCCTGCGTGCCGAAAGTGTACTGGATCGAGGTTACTCACGGGTATGTATGAGGGTTCCCTGAATGCCTGAAGAGTCATTCCCGATAGAGATTGAGGGGGAAACCCTCGCCCTCCGTTTTGAGGATAAGGATGTCAGGGAGATTGAAAAAACCCTGTCGCTGTTCGAAGCGTTCCACCCGACCCGCCGGACCTACGACAACGCCGCTCTTATCCTCTGGCGAGGGTTGCGGCGGGCGAACGATGCCGGCACCCTGACCTACGCGATCCAGCAGGCACCACAGGGCAAGGAACTGGCGTTCCGGACGGTTAAGGCGTTCTGCCAGCAGTTCAGCGGGCCCGCCGGCATGGTGGTGCTCTATGGCTCGTTCCATCGGGCTCTCATCGTGTCCGGGTGGTTCGGGGAACCGAAAGACGAACCCGCGAAACCGGCTGCCGGGGATGACGCACCAAAAAACTAGCCGCGGCCTACGAGAAGGCCAACGAGAAACTGGCGTTCGGGCTCTGCGGGCTCACCCCCGGGCAGTTCGGGAGAATGACACCGGCAGAATTTTACGCAATTGCGCAGGCAAGAATCGAGGCACGGAACGAGGAATGGAGGTTCCTGGACATCTTGAACGGGGTCCAGTGTTCCCTGCTTGCGAATAACAACCGTTCAGCATCAGCACCGCCGTATAGGGCGGAGGATCTCAGGATCATGAAGGACAGGACGAGAGCAGACCCGGACGAGCTGGTCAGGAAATTAGGTGCATGGGCGGCGTCGCAGGGTGATCGCCGTGGCTAACGACGGAATTCTTCAGTACTTTGCGAAAATTGGGCTCGACGCACAAGACTTCCTGAACGGCATGAGCAAGGCACAAGGCGGCGTCCTGTCGTTCTACCGTGACGTGTCGGTCAGCATGGCCGCCACGATGCTGATCTTCGATAAGGTCATGCAATACGGGCAGAAGTTCATCGACCTTTCCAACCAAGCCGCCGAATACGTCAGCACCATCGACAAGCTCGCCGTAACCACCGGCATGAGCACCGAGGAGCTGGAACGGTGGGCGAACGTTGCCCGGTACGCTGATTCTGATATCAATACTCTGGCAGCGTCGATCAATAAGATGCAGGTGAACCTTGCCTCGTCCGGTGCAGCCGGGGATGACGCCCGGCAGATGCTGGATGATATGGGGGTATCCTACAAGAACGCCGATGGCAGCCTGAAGTCAACGGCGGAACTGTTCCCCGACATCATCCAGGGCATGAAAGGGCTGGAGAGTTCAGCCGATAGAGTCACCGCAGCCAACGCCATATTCGGCAGGGGCTACCAGAGCCTTGCCGGGTATATGGACATGAGCAAGTCGGAGATGGAAGAATATTTCTCCGGCGCCGCTGTCCTGACCGAAGAGGGGAAAGAAGAGCTCAGGGATTATGAGAAAGCAATCAAGGATCTTAATGCATCCGTGGGCGGGCTCGCCAATACCGCCGGCGCTGAACTTGCCCCCGCGTTCGGTGAGTTTGCGGAACTCCTGAACGACGTATCAGCCAGCGAAGGAACCATAGAGTTCTTTTCATGGCTGAACGATGCCCTGACGCTTGTGGCCCGGGGGTTCCATATCCTCGGGTCGGAAGCCATGGCCGCGTGGCAACTGGTTAACGGGGATGTGACTGGTGCAAAGGGCACGATGGACGACCTCGCCAAATGGGTTCTTGCGAAGTCGAAAGATGACGCGATGAAAGCGTACGGGTGGAAAACCGACGGGATGGGGAACGCTGTTGTCGATGAAGCCGCCCCCAAAGCAGATAAGCACCTATCCGGCGCTGCCGTTGCTGACCCCGAAGAAGAAAACCGCATCAAGGCGCTCAAAACCGCGACGGACAACTATACAAAATCCGTGGAAGACCTCGGGAAAGCATACGAGAGCCTGAACGATATCAACAAGGACTACGCCCGCGAGATGAGCATCCTCAACCCCCGCGACGTATCCGCTGCCCGCCAGCTCACCATCCGGCATAACTGGGCGGTTGAAGACCAGCAGGACGAGATCGCCAAGGCGCAGGGTATTGTCGATGAGGCAAGCGCACCTATTGACGCGCTCACCACACGGTATGACGGCACGGAGATCGGGATGACCGTTACGGTGGACACCTCACAGGCAGAGGCGCAGATCCAGCAGTTCATCGCCAACCCGCTGAACCCGACGGCATCGCCCGACATTACCGGCCCCGCTGCCGCAGACATCACACCCCTACCCTCGCCGTTCATCTCGCAGTCAATGGCTGCTGGTGAGGATATGGCAACCCCGGACAAGTTCACCATGCCACAGATGACGCTCCCGACAGGGGACAAATACGGGGATGTGATCGTGAACATCGACGGCAAGACGCTCACGAGAGTCCCCGGCGTGGCTGCCGGTAAACCGGAGAGATCGCTGATGCAGGCGGGATATTGATGGCCGATTCTACTTTCTCCACCGTCACCATCCACGATTACCAGGTGGAAAGCATGAGCGCCAAAGCCGCGCTCTCGTTTGAATGTACGCTGAAAGCACGGACCGCCACGTTCACCGATATCTCCGGCCTCTATGCCCTGCAGGGCCACATCGGCGTCACGACCCTGATGAGCGGCAAGACCAAGGTGCAGACCACCGGCGGCACCAAGGCGTCGCTTGTGGTCAATGGCACCACGTACACCAACTGTTATATCGCGGGCCTCACATGGCGGGAAGTCCCGGGAGCCCGGGCGTTCGACGTGTGGGAGTATACCGTGAAATTCGTCCAGGAGACCGCATAATGAGACCTGATAGAGATTTACTTTACAACCGCCCCCCGCTTCCCGTTCCGGGCATGTCCCGGCTGGAGACCGTCCACGAAGACGGTGAGGGGAATGTACTGAGTTATGACTGCGATTACGGCCCGGGGATCGCCATGAAGGCCGGGATCGGTCGCCAATTGGACGACGACATGCCCCCTCTGCCCCCGCTCGGCCCGTTGGGAGGCATCCTCATCACCATCCCGACTGTTGGCAAGGCCAAGTTCGCCACGGACATCACGGCTCTTACCGGCTGGACAATGGCGATTGGTATCGGTACGGGGAATGAAGCCGCCGGGGATACTGGCCTTTCGAGTGAGATCACTACCTACGGGGGCGCGGAAGCACCCGTGACGCCGACCGTACTTACAAATGTCATTACGTGGACACATCAATGGACGTTCACAACGGGAGCCAGCTTCGCGGTCGATGAGTCCGGGGTATTCAAGAACGACATCCTGATGATGCGGCACAAGTATTCATCGGTGAAAAATGTCGTGGTGAATGACAAACTAACCTGTACACTCACGGATACGGTATAGGAGGGAAAGAAGATGGCATTAGCAATTACAGTAGTAGCAATTCTTGAGAACAAGACCGTCGCGGAGAATGCAAGCTCGGTCGTGTCAGAATGTACGGCAGTAGATGGTTCTTCGATGGTTGCCCTTGGAATTGAGGTTCTACTGACATTCCATGCCTCGGCGACACTCGGTGCAACGGTCAAAGTATTCACATCATCCGACGGTTCGAATTACACCACAAACGACACGCAGGAATATGATATACCGGTTTCCGCAGGAGCTACCGTTCGACATTCCTTCACTGTGAATCCGGGTCACAAATATTACAAAATTCAGGTAACAAACCTTGACACGGCGCAGGATATCACCGCTCTCTACATCTACGCAGAACCTCAGGTAGCTTCGTGAGGCGGGGTCTGTGACATCCCCGACACCCCCGGATTACTTGGCGTGGAAATACCGGTCACGAATAAGAATTACCTCACCAACAACCACCGCAAACTATCAGCATAGGCTATCCTTAACATGGAAACCCGGCATGAGGTCGGATTTTCGGGATATCCGGTTCACACAACAAGGCGGCACGAACTGTCCTTACTGGATAGAGACCTACACAGCACGAACATCCGCTACAGTTTGGATAAAAGTGCCGTCGGCGAGTCAGACAATCCTATTCATGTATTATGGGAACGGCGGTGTCGCAAGCGCCAGTAGCGGTACAAACACGTTCGACCTCTTTGACGATTTTTTAGGAACAACGTTGGATACAGACAAATGGACATCGGAGGCTCTTGCCGGGGGAACGGGAAGCATCTCTGTCTCCGGGGGTATATGTACAATAACTCGCGCCGGAGGAACTGGGTGGACTCTTAAATCAAAAACGACATTCGGAACCGGGTACGCGTTCCGGTCTAAATTTAATATCCCCGATGCCACAAAATACGGTTTTGGTGGATTTGAGACGGTAACCAATTACTCCACACTCGTTTATACTGATACGCCGGGGGCCAATCACTTCAACATTATTAATCGTAACCCAGCTGGAACAAACACGTCGGCAGATGTTGGGGCAGGTTACACCGGATACCACGTTTTTGATGTTTGCCGTAATGCGTCAACGTCGGCGATATACGCGGCAGACGATTCAACCCTAGGCACACTAAATACCAACGTTCCCACAGGTTCCCTTAATGTCAGGTTTGGAGCGCAGGAGCAGACAATATACGTTGATTGGGTTGTTGTCAGGAAATACGTCGCGACAGAACCAACCCTCGCGGTCTATTCTTGCGGAATAAACCCCGAGATGTCAAGAAGTGCAAAAAGATTGTGCGGTATCACCCTCACGGTAGGCACAGAGTACGTCTTTGACCCCGTGAATGTTGACCATGGTATGACCGCAGCAGCCGGAGCGCAAGAGGTGACAGAGGCAACGGCAAACGTTAGTCATGGTATGACGGCAGCAGCCGGAGCGCAGGATGTAGAGTGCGGGGCTATCAATATCTATCACGCAATGTACCCGACAGCAGCATGGGCTCAGATCATTGATCCGGTTGTCGACAGCGGATATCTAATCAGCGTCACGGTCTCGCAGAGCATGGACGATGCTATGGCAGAGGCCGTCTTCGAATATGACGGCAACGAGATTGGAAACTATTTCTCCGGCGATTACATGACGAAAATCCACGTCAACATCCCGGATTATCTCGGCGTCAGCAATTGCGTCTTTGTAGGGATCATCCCGTCATCGAAAGCCGTCTATGATGTGGCGAAAGACAAAATGACCATGCGGGCCGTTGATTACGGGCTGTTCCTGTCAAAACAGACAATGGAGATTAAGGATCTCTCTCTCCTGCCACCCGATGACCAGACCGCCGAAGGCAGTAACGTAGCGAAGACATTATCCTGCGACACCGTATCAAAAGCATTTCAGATCGGGATGAACATTACCGGAATCGCCAGTCTTGCGACAGGAACTATCCTGTATATCACGCAAAGTACGAACGGATATATTCTGACCCTTTACCCGGCAACCGGTAAGTTTGTCGATGATGAGGAGTTATCGGTCGGGGGAGTTACCTATGCCTATGCTGATGGCCGATCGGTCGATATCCCCTATACCCCCTATTATGCCACCATATCCCCGGAGGATTGGGTACGGGCGATCCTTGGCGGGGATAACTGGATGAGAACGACCGGTATTGAACCGACCGTCCTTGAAAGTTCCAGTGAGTATTGGGCCACCGATGCCTGTCCTGCCATCCCGTTCATGTTCGGCAGCCTTGAAAAGAAACGGGACGCTCTCAAGAGGGTTGCGGCCTATATGGATTATATGTGGCATGTCAAGCCGCGAAGTATTGGTACCGGGTCGTATAATCAGGCCGGGTATTTCATCAAGAAGACCTCGATCGATACCCTGCTTGGTCTCCCGGCAGCAGCCACCATCACCGGGCCGGACGCATTTGCGGGGCCGATCACGCTGGATCAGGACGGAGAGCTCCAAGTGGATGTTGTCAAGGTCAGGTGTCAGGATCTATTCGGGAACTGGATGGAGGAGATAAGGTCAAACAGTTACTATGATGCCGGGGAAGGGCCATACCGGGAATTTCCGGACGAGCCGAAAGATATTGCTACCCGGGCTGACTTAGCCGCATACGCTACCGATATGTATAACCTGTATTCTGCCCGCACCTGTTCGTGGTCAGCCATGCTTCTGGAACGGTCAGACCTCCAACTCTATCAGCTCCTGACCATCTCGGGGATGGGGACAGAGGTGCCAGCGGGCACATACCGGATCATCAAGATCGCCCACGAGTACGGCTGCGCCAAGAACCTGACGCACATCACGTTCATGCTGAGTTCTGCCTTCTCAATACTCCGGAAATACGGTATGACGTATAAGGATTCGATCTCAAAAGCCCAACAGATTATCGAGGGGTTGGAAAACCGGAAACCGCAGACAGAACTCGCAACCGTGACCGCTAATGACGGATGGACAATTACCTACGAGACCGAAGCCGGTAATAAAGGGATGGGCCGGGATAGTACATCAACCCCGACTACAGCGGGGGGGATCCCGGTTGGCGCGAAGGTATCTGTCCAGACCATCCGGGGCGGAGTGGTCTGCATCCCGATCCTCGGAGCTGACGCCTACAGTACGAGTCTGCTCACCGTTGACGTTCCGACCATTATCAGCGCAACCATAGATCCCGCTGATCATAATTATTGGGAACTCATCTGGACCCCCGGGGCCAACAATACAAACGTATCGGTCAATGTGCAGACAACCGGATACCCATCGGCCCACGGGGTCGTGCTGCCGTATGGGAATGATGCCAGCTGCTTTACCCGGCTTGTAAGGAAAAGCTGCACAGCCTTACGTGCCCGGTTCTCCGGCCCATCTACAACCTACTATATTAAACTCTGGGGAGAGAAGAACGGGGTTTATTCCGCAACCGGGGCGCAGGCAACCATTACGTCCGGGGCAGATGTTGCCGTCCCAGACACGCCAGAGGAGCCGGAGGAAATTGGAGTGATCGACCAATCCCTAGCATCAGGATTTATTAGTGATGATGAGCCTAGTGGATCGAGTGTTGAGATCTTCAACGGGTCTTTGCCGTTTGTGTATAATGGTGTTGATAACATCTATATCGGCGGCCCTGTAAGTGATGCCTCTATTGCCACGGCGGGTATCCGCGGCTGGACGGCGCAGCCGGTTCCGAGGTATGCATTCCGGGATAATTACATAACCATTACCGCGAATGGTCAGACAATCACAGTCGGATCGAGTGCAACTATTGGCTGGTTCGCGCCGGTACTTATCAGCGGGATACTTAACGTCGGGGCAAATACGGTCGTGATCACCCTACATAACCAGACCACCTACGTCGAACCTAACCCGATGGGAATAACCGATCTGTGGGTCAGGTCGTATTACCTCTGATCGGAATCTTCTTTTTTAGCCACATCTGGATCTTCTGATCCCCGAGCATCATCAGCCATGCAAGGAGACCAACCGCAGTACCGTATAACAACAGCGAAGTATTTGCGAGTTGCAGCATGTTCCCCAACCCGTGAATTAAGAATACATAAAATGAGAGTTCGGCAAGGACAAAGACCCCCCCTCCGCCATACGTCCATTTAGGATATGCGTTCTGCTGCACCATCCAGATCCCTAAGCTAAACTCGAGGAGATTGCACACCGGCAACCAGCGGTCGGGATACCGCCCGAAAATAGGAACGTCCCAAACATTCAGAGCGAATCGGAAAAAGGTCTCCGTGAACGCAATAAAAACCAGCATGAAATAAGGGTATTTCTTTATTGACGAGGAGAGGGATGGATAAAGGAAATAGAGCGCGACAATCAGTCCGACAAACCACCCCACGGAGTTTATCTGACCTCCCCATCCACCACTCCAGGTATTGAACCCGGTGAACT